CGGCTGAAGATATTCCATTTCAAGATAAAACTGGTCTTTGGTGGAAGATTCACAACAGCGGAGATAAAACCCAACTGGACATGCAATGGACAAACCCTCATGCTTGAGCCATGGAATGTTTTTGTAGGCTTGATGAAAGCGAACAAACGATTTATCGTCTTGAGTTTGAACAGCGCCCTTGGCTTACCAATGATAGGCGAACAGGCAATAACTGGGATAGGGCGAAACTCACAAAGGCTTGGCGAGTGGGTTTTCAACTCTTGGCTAAATATGAGAAGATACCGCCTATGGCGTGGATTAGCGTCACGGTTGAACCTCATCAGAAAGGTGGTCGTCCTCAAGATGTAGGAGCGTGTAATCCATCAGTCAAAGCGGCGATTGACGGACTCGTTGATGCGGGAGTTCTTCCCGATGATTCTTCGCAGTATGTCAGGTCGCTAATTTATTTACCACCAAAGAATGACAAAAATTCTTTAGTGCTTTATCTACGAGGAGTTAAGAAAGAGAGGACATATTGAACTGGGAAATTATTTGGACAGCAGTTGGTTTAGCAATCGCTAGTTTTTTTATACTACCGTTTTATATTGCTATGCTAATTGCTTACAAAAAATCTATCATAAAAATAGACCTTGAGTTTTTAGCAACTGCTAATCAAATTCAAAAAAAAGTTAAGTTTGATGATGCTGTCGAACGCCTGTTCGAAGAAGGAGAAGCGATATGAGTACAGTTATGGAAGCAACAGAGTTGGACGGCAAAGGGCTAGATGAGGTCAAACTATTGACCGATGCTATCCGAACACACCAAACACAGATTCAAGATTTAGGAAAGCGTCGCAAGCAGTTGATTCTTAGATTGCGAAAGCAACGCATTACCTATCGTGAAATTGCTGAAGCCATGGGAGTATCAGAGCAGTTGATTTACAAAATTATTCGCAACGATATTTCTCGAGTACCTGAGTACGACGGTGAAGGCAAACTAATTCGTAGACGAGGACGACCAGCGAAACCCCTTGTCTAATGAAGTTTATAGAACTTTTTGCTGGCATCGGAGCCTTCCGACTTGGGCTTGAAAGAACAGGTCATGAGTGCGTGTGGGCTAACGAATGGTTAGAGAGACCTAGGAGTATTTATGCCCGAAACTTCGGAGAACAACCTGATGGAAGAGACATTCGAAATGTTTCCGCTGGAGACATTCCAAGTGCCGACCTCCTTGTTGGAGGATTCCCTTGTGCGACTTTTTCAGTCGCAGGTAAGCGAACTGGATTCTCTTTGGATGACACCCGAGGGACACTCGCTTTTGAAATGTTTAGACTCGCTCACGAAAAATCAATACCATATCTCCTCTTTGAGAATGTCAAAGGACTCCTCAATCACGACGGAGGAAGAACCTTCGAAATCATCCTCGAAGTCTTGGATGGCTTGGGGTATGACTGTCAATGGGAGTTGCTTGACAGCCAAAATTTCGGAGTCCCGCAACACCGAGAAAGGATTTTCCTTATCGGACATCTTAGAGGAAAACCCCGACCCAAAGTATTCCCTATCGGCAGAGCAAGTCGAAGCAATGATGAAGCGAACTCGCAAGAACGAACAGGAAGGGAGGGGCTTTTCTCCGACATTTCTCCGACCCTAGATGCTCACTATTACAAAGGCGGTAACGCTCGGCAGTATGTAGTTCAAACAGAATCTCGAAGAGATAAAGAAATGAGAACTTATACGGACGGAGTTGTCCCAACACTTACAGCACAAATGGGAACAGGTGGCGGAAATGTTCCGTATGTCCGACCAATGCTGGATGTAGCGAGAGTAAACAAATCACCAAACGGGCGACTCATCAAAGATGACGGCGACCCTATGTACACGATAACAGCGCAAGACCGTCACGGAGTTCAAATAGGGAATGATGACGGCTTTGCGATTAGAAAACTAACTCCCTTGGAGTGCGAGCGCCTTCAAGGATTACCCGATGGATGGACGGAGTTTTATCACGATGGACGACGAGTTTCAGATTCCGAAAGATACGAACGGTGCGGACGGACAATCACTATCCCAGTCGTGGAAGCGATTGGTAGAAGGCTTCATGAGTTCTACTGAGCCATTCTCATTCGACACGATAACTAACTTTGATGAGCATATAGCCCAATCAATTCCAAACTATCACACGCTGACTGAAGCAATCTGTGACTTGAGTACATATTTCATGACTGAAGATACACAGGTGATTGACCTTGGATGCTCAACTGGAAAACTATTGGAGAGACTTCCTCACCGCGGTAAGAAAGTTGGAATTGATATAGCCGATAATTTATTACCTGAGTCCCATGACGAAACTCTCTATGTTCGAAAAGACCTACGCGCTTTCAACGGCTTTGGTAAGTCCAGTTTAATTCTTTCCATCTTCACGCTTCAGTTCATTCCCTATGAGGACAGACCAAGAATCCTAAGCATTATCTATGACTCTTTGGTTGAGGGTGGGGCTTTTATATGGGCGGAGAAGGTGCGAGAAGAATCGGGCGAACTTGAGCAGGTAATCAATGGCGCTCACTATGACTTCAAACGCAAAGCCTTTAGCGCCGAACAGATACTAGATAAAGAACGCGACCTTCGAAGCATGATGAAGGTGAACTCATCAATGCGAAATCACATATTGGCAGAGAACGCTGGCTTTACAGTAGGCACGATGTTTTGGAAGTTTTTTAACTTCGAGGCTTGGATATACATTAAATGAAAGCGAAGATAAAGGTTGGACAAGTTGCCTCAGTTGCCATCTCATCGCTTGAGTCATATCCAACAAACCCTCGCCGTGGTGACATTGAAGCAATCGCTCAATCCTTAAAAGCCCATGGTCAGTACAGACCGATTGTGGTTCAGTACGGTTCAAATTTTATCTTGGCTGGTAACCATACTTACAAAGCGGCGAAGAAACTTGGCTGGAAGAAAATCAAGGTCACCTATGTGGATGTAGATGAAGAGAGCGCTCGCAAGATTGTCTTGGCTGATAATCGCTTGACCGACTTGGCTGGATACAACGAGCCACTTCTCAAGTCGCTCCTTAACGCTTTACCTGAACTCGAGGGTACAGGCTTCACTAAATCTGAGGTTGAGACTTTAGATAAGTTAATGAATGGCAAAGAAAAAGACAACATAAGCGATTCTAAGCCTTTACCTAGCGACCCTGAAGTAAAGATAAGCGCTTGGAGATTTACGGTTGAACTCGAGGCGTATAAGGCTTGGAAAGAGCAACTTTATGCCGAGGCTCCGACAAGGCAGAAAGCAATCAAAGCAATCAAGGAGCGCCTAGGATTTCCTGAGCGTAAACCCGTCGAGCCTGATTCAAAGCCTGAGCGGAGTACGAGTTCACCCGAGGATGTAGAGAGCGTAGGCATCAATGAGATAAAAGTTCATCCATTGAATCCGCGTGAGGGCGATATAGGTTCAATCATTCAATCATTAGAGTACATGGGTCAGTATCGACCTATCGTGGTCAATAAAAACACCAAACACATTCTCTCGGGTAATCATACTTATCAGGGAGCAGTTCAATTAGGTTGGGAGAAGATTGCCGTCCATTGGATTGATGTCGATGATATTGAGGAAATCAAAATCCTTATCGTGGACAATCGAACCTCGGACTTGGCAACCTATGACCCACAGGAGTTAAGCAAACTTCTTACTAGCACAGGCTTGACGGGAACAGGCTTTAGCGCTGAAGAGGTAGCCGAAATCTTGGGAGGTGGGAAAACCAAGCCTGGGCATATCCCTGTGGGTCGTACAACAATGCGAGTTGGCGAACATCAAATGAGAGTTCATACTGAGGACTTAAATGAATGGGCTAACACAATAAATGGCTGGAAAGATATTGCTGAGTTATTATTTATACCTATTGAGGCGTGTACAACCGAGGTAGAATAAAGACATGACAACGACGGTAGCAAAAAAGAAACCATCCAAACCTAAACCGAAAACGGGTGGCAGAGGATTGATACTCCTCGACGATACAAAGCGAGAAGAGTTAATCAATCTCATCGTGCTTGGCTTACCAGTAAACAAAGCGGTAGCCATGGTGAACATTGCTGAGTCCACTTTCTACAACTGGATGAGCCGTGGGATGGTGGAACGGGATAGATTGGCAACGATTCCTGATGCCAAACCTAAACCCGAGGAGAAAATCTATTTAGAGTTTTTGGAGTCACTTACACGGGCGCGAGCGGAAGCAATCGCTAAAAAGGTGGCAGTCGTATCAAGTGCGGCGAGTCAAGGAGATTGGAAAGCATCGGCTTGGTGGTTAGAGCGTCAGGTGCCTGAAGATTTTGGTCGGATAGATAAGCAAGAAGTTCTATCTCATTCCGTGTCAGAGGTTAGAGTTACAGTCACCATGGGCGAGTTACAGGAAAAGATAGCCAAAGTCTTAGAGTCCCGTAAAACGAAAAGCGCTTAACTTATGACCGAGAGGCTTCTCGATAAGTT